TAAAAACTCTTGATAAAGGTATTATGCCTTTACAGTTATATGATTATCAACAAAAATTTGTTGATTCAATTCACAAAAACCGTTTTGTTATTTCAAAATGGCCTCGCCAGTCTGGTAAATCTACTTCGGTAATTGGATATATTTGTCATTACATAACCTTTAATCAAAGCGTTAGTGTTGCTATTTTGGCTAACAGATTGAAAACAGCAAAAGATGAATTGTATTCTAAACTACAATTAGCATATGAAAATCTACCACAGTTTTTGCAACAAGGTGTCGTAGAATGGAATAAGACATCGATGAAACTAGAAAACGGATCTAGAGTAATGTGCGATGCAACATCATCTGCTGCAATCCGTGGTGGTTCATTTAACTTTCTTCTTTTAGATGAATACGCGTTCTTACCCTCACATATTGCAGAAGAATTTTATGCATCAACTTATCCAACAATTTCAGCTGGTACAACTACAAAACTTGTAATTGTATCTACTCCAAATGGACTTAATCATTTTCATAAATTGTGGATTGATGCAAATAGAGTAGATGGTCACAAACAAAAAAATAAATTTATTCCGGTAGAAGTAAGTTGGAGAGATGTTCCTATATCTCCGGGTGGACCAAAAAGAGACGATGTATGGGCAGAAGAGCAGATTGCTAATACAAGTGCTGAACAGTTTGAACAAGAGTATGGGTGTAGTTTTTTAGGTTCTAGTAATACGTTAATCAATACTAGTAAATTAAATGTTTTGGCTGGCGAAGAACCTTTAAATGAAACAAATGAAGGTTTGCGAATATTTGCATATCCTGAAAAAGATCATACGTATTTTTTACAAGCAGATGTTTCACGTGGACAGGGTGCTGATTACTCTGCATATACTATTGTAGATGCTACAACCACTCCTTATCAAGTGGTATCTACCTACAGAAATAATACCATAAGTCCATTTCATTATCCAACTGTATTAAATTCTGCAGCCAAATTATATAATAATGCATTTGTTTTAATAGAAACAAATGATCTTGGAGGACAGGTTTCCGGAATATTACATACCGATTTAGAATATGATAATGTTTTGATGACAAAGGTGCTTGGGCGAAAAGGACAAATTTTGTCACAGGGGTTTGGTGGAGTTGGTAAAAATGAAATGGGAATCCGGACAACTGCACAAACTAAAAAAATTGGTTGTGCTATTCTTAAGCGATTAATTGAAGAAGACAAAATTTTATTAAATGATGAAAGAATAATTGCAGAACTTACAGCATTTGTGTCAAAGTCTAATACTTTTAAAGCTGAAGATGGTCACCATGATGATTTAGTGATGTCTTTAGTGTTTTTTGCATGGTTAACTAGACAAGATTATTTTGCAGATCTTATTGATCAAGGTAAATTTAATTACGAAGAAGGATCAAATCCAGAAGATGATAACATATTAATATCACCACAACAAAAAAATGAAGATGATGGTGAAGAATTTGTGCAAGGTGGTGTAATTTGGTACCCCGCATAAAATGCTAAATATTTTGACAGAATAAGGAATCTAAATGCCATCATTAAGCTCATTTATCAGTACTAACCAATATACCACAGAAAGTACATCTGTAAAGCTTTTAGCAGGTATGCAAATGGGTTCAACCTATGCCGGTATAACATTTAACGGTGTTTCTGGCGCAGCAGGTAACGATCCAGGTGGTTTATTTGGATGGCTTATTTATTCCAGACGATATAAGTATACCCCACCACAGGGAACTACAGGCGATACTTATATTGTATATACTAATCCTCAAGCTTTGGCAGGAGATTTAAATAAACTTTCTGGAATTACTAGTTTTATGGTAAGTGCACCAAATTCAGGTGGTACATATGGAATGTTTGAAAAAGGCAGTGTTGTTCAAAATGTTACTCGTATAACTCCAAGAACTGTTGGTAATGACTTTTTACATGCAATTAATTATTTGGCATATGGTGGAACATTAGTTATTACAGGTGGACTTACTGGATTTACCAAATATCAAACAGATACAAATAAAAAATTAGATGTTATTATTGGTCAAGAAGCAACCAGCAATTTAGTCCAATGGTTAATTTCTCAAGATTATTCTACTGGTATTTTCCCATCCATAGCTGATTCATTAGGTATTACAGGTAATGGTTTAACTATGGGTGATTATGCATCTTTGTCTGGTAACTGCACTGGAGAAATAGCAGATAGAATGTTTAATGTGTATGGTATTAAAACAGTTGCTGACTTAGATACTACATCTTTAGTTACTGGTAGTAAAATTACTTACAATATTCCAGCAGTAGGGGATGTTGGTGGGTTTTTTGCTAGATCTAAAAATAGAAATCAGCTATATTTAACTGTTGCAGGTATAAATCTTGCAAAAGTATTAAATGGAAATATAAGCAATGCTATTGAATGGAGCAGCAGTTTAAAAGAATCATTAAAAACAAGTCGTTTAAATTTCTTTGTAAACAATCAAAGTGCTCCTAATTTCTTAGGAGCTGATTTAGTTGGTGTAACAGCGAATGCAACAATTATAGCCGAAGATCGAATTGGTGTATCTAAACTTAAATCCGCAATATATCAAGATTTAACAAATATTGGTATGAAATATTTGTTCCAACCCAACGATACACAAACAAGAACATATGTAACATCTGAAATAAGAACAGCTCTTAGCAGATATAGTCAATTTTTGTTTACAGCAGCTACACAAATTACATGCGATAGTACAAACAATACTGATTTTAATACATCCCTTAACATGTCCGTTGTTGTTCAACCAATTTTGAGCTTGGATAGTTTTGAAGTATCACTAACTATTGTAACACAATAATGGCAAACAGAAACTCCATAATTAATTTTAAAAACGGGTTTAATGGAGGAACCCGTGCAAACCGTTTTGTTGTTGTTCCTTCATGGCCTACAAAGGTTCCGTATACTCAATCCGATGCTACCTTTAAAATGGTATCGGCATCTCTACCGGGAACGCAAATAAATACAATTCCGGTTCCTTATCGCGGTAGAATGTTATTGTTGCCCGGAGATCGACAGTACAGCACATGGGCAGTTGGTATATACGATGATAATAATAGCCAAAATCTGTGGAAATCGATGCACACATGGTCAGAATTAATGGATGGACATTACAACCATTTAGTAGATTCTAATGATTTTAATTATGATACTTTACAAAAAACATGGATTGTAAAACAATTAGATGCAAATGGTGGTTTGTTAAAAACAATAACACTATATAAATGTTGGCCATCAGTTGTAGGTGAAGTGGAATTAAACATGGGAGATGCAGGATTTAGTTCTTTTAGTACTACTTTAACTTTTGATTACTTAAAAATACAAGACAATTATAATACTTAAAATGCTTATTAATGATTTTAAAAACAATTTCTTTGGTGGAAATAGAAAAAACCGTTTTCGTATTACGGGTAGTTTTCCAACGGGTGGTGGATTTACTGATTATCATGTTACCGCTACAACAATTCCAAATTCAGCAGTAAAAACAATTAGTTACCAACATTTTGGAAGATGGTATCACTATCCCGGAGAAAGAGATTATGGTACGTGGTCTTTCAATGCTTTGGATGATACTGGTAGTAATAATATTTGGGGTCAAATCCAAAAATGGCAAAATTTTATTAATGATCATGATAGCAATATTAGCACCATAGATCCAGATGATTATAAAGCATATAATTGGAAAATTCAACATTTAGATATAAATGGTAATCAAAATCCACAAAAAGAATGGATTTTGAATGGTTGTTGGCCTACCGGAATTCAACCGATTCCACTTAATATGGGTAATCCAAATACGTTAAATAGATTTAACGTCATTATTGCGTTTGATTATATTGAAATTAGTGATATTACAAAAGATTAACAAGGTGAAACATGGAACTACCGCTATTAGGATTTTATTTTGGTAAGAAAAAGGACGAGAACAAGAAAAGCCTACAACAGGCTAGTCCTGTACAGGCTATAACTGCACCAGAAGTTTACGATGGTACGGTTACAATTGAAGCTGGTGGGTTTTTTGGTACAGCTCTCGACTATGCCGCATCTACACGCGATGAAACTCAATCAATTATCATGTACAGAAATATGTCTGTATATCCAGAATTAGATAATGCGATTGATGAAATTGTAAACGCTTCGATAGTTCAGGGAACCGATCATAAACCAGTTAAGTTAGATTTAACACACTGCCCAGTTTCTGATCAAATCA